ACCTCACGGTGGTAGACGAGACGCAGGACCTCACGATGGCGCAGTTGGAGATCGTTCAACAGATTTCGTCAGGACGGATCTGCATTGTCGGGGATGACCGTCAGGCCATCTATGGGTTCCGGGGGGCCGATACGAACTCCCTCGACCGCCTCAAGGCTGAACTGCATGCCTCGGAACTCGGTTTGACCGTGACGTATCGATGTGGGAAGACCATCGTCGCTGATGCCCAACAGCTTGTCCCGGACATCCAGGCCCATGAGGACAACCCTCCTGGCGAAGTCTTGGGGTGCGATTACGACACCATGCTGACGAAAGCGAAATCGGGGGATTTCATTGTGTCGCGGATCAATGCCCCCCTGGTGTCGATTGTCCTCCAGTTGGCCAAGCGGGGCACCCGAGCCCGGATGCGGGGCCGGGACATTGGGCAGGGCATCATGACCCTCCTTAAGACGAAACTTCGAGTCACGGATTACACCTCTATCGAGGACGTCCTAACCCGCCTTGATGAGTGGGAGCGCAAAACCGTTACTCGGCTATCAGCCTATGGCGAGATAAGCCTGATTGACCGTTGCCACGACCAAGCCGACATGATTCGGGCCATCGCAGAAGAATCGTTAGATGGCCGCAACCTCTTGTATCGACTCAACGATCTGTTCTCCGATAACGTCGAAGCCGGAGAAGTCTTGTGCTCCTCAATCCACAAGATTAAGGGCTTGGAAGCCGACACGGTGTATATCTTGCAGGACACCTTGTACCGACGGGGGCGCACCCCAGAGGAGGAAAATTGCGATTACGTGGCGAGAACACGGGCCAAGGCGGCATTGATTCGAGTGTCTGGGCAGGGTCGCCTCCGAGCACAGCCTACGAACCCGAATACTGGAGGCGTGTGGAACTCGGGGGTTTCGGCCCATGGCTCTCAGCAAAAGCAGGCATCTTTACCGCTGAACGTGGCCGACAGTACGAAGCGTGGATGAGGAAGGAGATGAGTATGCGAGTGTCAGTAGTCGTGGATGGGGTGACGTTGACCCGTGAACAGGTCGAGAAGGCGTACAAAGCCTTGAACGAGCCAGTCTTCGGACGTCGAGACATCGTGACCTGTGACGACATGAAAGGGCGGTTTATCGTGGTGGGTGGCCCCGTCAGCGACATGGCCGCTTCTCGATACGGCTGTACAGGTTCCGACTTCATTCGTATCACGGATGGCTACGAGACATGGATCAGGCATCCGAACAAGCTCACGCGAGTTGGGGGCCTCTAAATGGAGGCCCTGACATTCCAACCGTTTCCGAAGATTGCACGGCTCCGTCGAAATGTGGTTGTCACAGAGAAAATCGACGGAACGAATGCTTCTGTGACCGTTTTAGAAGACGGAACGGTACTCGCAGGGTCACGGACACGATTCATCACTCCTACCAATGACAATTACGGATTCGCTAAATGGGTAGCAGCCCATGAAGATGAACTACGAACAGGTCTTGGTGTCGGACAGCATTTTGGAGAGTGGTGGGGTCAGGGAATCCAACGGAACTACGGCCTGACCGAAAAACGGTTTAGTCTATTTAACACTAATCGGTGGGAAGGGGTTGGTATCCACCGTCTCTTGTGTTGTTTAGTAGTCCCCGTACTGTATACAGGGGTCTTTGACACTGAGAAGATTGAAGGAGTCTTGAACAGTCTTCGAGTTATCGGGTCATATGCGGCTCCCGGCTTCATGAACCCCGAAGGCATTATCGTGTATCACACGGCATCTCAGACGATGTTCAAGCAGACCCTTGACCGAGACGATGAACCCAAAGGTCGAGTGGCATAGGCGTTGCACGCAAGTTCTAGGTACCGACGACAGTCAACTACGAAGGAGAGTACAGCATGGGTGCGAGACCGACTCAGTTCAAGAAGGGCAGCGGCGGGTTTCTCGATGGCGTCGATGGCGTCATCACGGACTACATCTTCACCGACGAATTCAATGGGGAGCCCTTCAAGCCGGGTAAGGACCCGAAGACGAAGAAGGACAAGTTTCATGCCCTCTACTTCCTGCTGTCTGCCAAGCCGGATGGCGCGGAAGACTCGGTGACGACGACCCTGTTCGCAGGTGGCGCGGACGACTTCCGGATCTCGGATGACGGCAAGACCATCTGGGATGCCGAGTACGAGACGCAGGAGGATGCGGACGCACAGGAGTCGACGCGGCAGCTTGGGGCGAACACGGCGCTCGGCAAGTTCGTCACGTCGCTGGTCGATGCCGGGTTTCCGATTGCTAACCTCTCGGACGCCCAGTCGACCAACTTTGAGCCGATCATCGGCAGCCGGGTCCGCTTCGTTCAGCGCGTCAATGTCGAGGACACGAAGAAGCTCGGGAAGAAAGTCGACAAGAAAACCAAGAAGGAGTACGACCGCAAGGACCTCCTCATCGATCAGGTGTATGCCGTCGGAGACGGATCTTCCGAGGCGGCTGACGAGGCTCCCGTGACCGCTGCCAAGGGTAAGGCCGGGGCGAAGGGTAAGCCTGCAGCGGTCGATGTCCCGACCCTTGCGGCCTCAACCCTGGTCGACATTCTCAAGGAGAACGACAACCAGATCGCCAAGTCGAAGGTCTCGATGCGCGTTCTGACGATGCTGATGAAGCATCCGAACCGGGAAGACGTCAAGAAGTGGCTGTTCAACGACGCCAATCTGGCGCAGTTGGCGAGCGACGGCGTCATCACGTACAACAAGCCGAAGCAGATCATCGCACTCGCGGCCGAAGAGTAGGCCGTATCGGGCAGGGGAGGACCCGGTTCGAGTCCGGGACCATGATGATTACAGTTGCCGCTGAATCGACATGGATGGTGTAACGGCGCATGTCCCCTCTTCTTGGGCGTTCAGTCGACGGTCCCCTGGTGGGCTCATCACCCAAACCTCGGACACAGGCTGAACGCCCCCTCTCATTTCTGGAGACGCCATGCCTGAAATCAAGATGCTGATTACGTTCGATACTGAGGCCCGAGGCGTTCGCGTCGAAGGGGCCATCGGGGACAAGATGCTGGCGTACGGAATGCTCGACATGGCACGGGAAGCCATCCAGGAGACCCACCGTCAGCAAGCGGAGAATCGGGTCCAACTCGCACCGGGGCCGCTTGCGCCGATGCCTGCCGGACTCGGTGGTTAATGAGTCCTGAATTTCTCGCTATTCAGGATGCCATCAATACTCTAGAAGCCGCTAAGGACCGTTGTTACCAAGACGCTACCCTCTATCACGATATCGGTGGATGGACTACTCTTGGTGAATTAGCAGTGATCCCTCTAATGGGGGCCATTGATCGGATGAAACGAGCCTTACGGAAACATCTGGTGGGTCGATGAAGATCACCCCTGTCCCACACGGCCTTGAAGACATTTTAGGGGGCAATGCCCCTGACTTCGTCCGAACGCCAGGGCTCCACATGTCGGACCTGTATGGGTCGCTTTACAAGTACTTAGAACCCGACCGCTACGACACGGGAACGTCAATTGACCCATTACGGGCTGAACTCGGGTTCAGCCTCGAAGGCATGTTAGAAGACGCCCTCAAGAAGCGGCTGACAGCGGATTCCGGTCGTCCCGGTGAATTTGTCGAGCCAGAGTACGGCATCATCTATTCCCCCGACATGATTATCTTCAACGGGCACACCCGCCTCGGAGAGATGAAGCTAACGTGGATGTCGAGTCGGGAGGTTCCGAGGGAGCCCTCGAATGGCTTCCCCCCGAAGTTCGACAAGTACTTCACGCAGATGAAGCTCTATTGTCGGTGCCTGGAGACCCCGTATGCCCGCCTGATGGCACTCTTCGTGAATGGGGACTACTCGTACCGGAAGACGAAAGGGGCCACAGCGGGTCCCGAGCTCTTGGCTTGGGACATCACGTTTACTCGTCGTGAACTCGATGACGAGTGGGCCATGGTCATCAACCACGCCAAGCAAAGGAAGCTGCTGTGACGCGTTACACCCTCCACATCGAATCCCGCGACCACAAGACAACGTATCAGGTGCACTCTTCGGATCTCCGAGAACTTCGGAGCTTCTTGAAGCGGTACGGCCCCGAGGCACGTCTCGTCCAATTGCTTGGTAACGATGTGGTCCGCCGTGACCACGACGTCTACTATTTCCTCGATACGCACCATGCCGGGACGGCTGGTGAAGCCTTCAATCGACTCAAGCAGGGGATCATCTAAATGCCTACGAAGCCCGTGTCATTTGCAGGGTTCACGAAAGCCACCGTCGATGACTACACGAAGCACCGGATCATTGGCCTCTCGGTCGGAGAGCCGGGAAGCCGTAAGACGTCGTTCTGGCTCGAAGCACCGGGGCCGATTGCCGTCTTCTCAATGGACCAGGGTCTTGAAGGCGTCGTAGACCGGGAACTTCGTAACAACCCGAAGAAAGAAATCCACGTCAAGGAGTACGAGTGGTTCCCGACCCGTGACGAAGATATGCAAGATGCCGCTATCGAACTTCGGGACTCGTTCATTGCAGACTTCGAAGCGGTCTTGCCGCACGCCAGGACAATCCTGTGGGATAAGGAAAACGACTTCTGGGCACTCTTCCGGTATGCGGAATTTGGCCCCGAAGGCAACGACGCTCCCCGGAACTACCCGGCACTCAACCAGCGATATCGTCGCCTCGTGAATTTAGCGAAAGCCTCTGATGTCAATATTGGGTTCATCGATGGCATGAAGGACGAGTGGGGAGCCAAGACGAAGTCGAATGGGGCACAGGGCGTGGCGTCGACGGGGAATCGTATTCGGAATGGGTTCGGGGAGCTCCCTGGTCTTGTACATACGGTCCTCACGCATACGGGAGTTGGCGAGAATGACTGGTCCATTGAGGTTGGGAAGGTCCGAGGACCGGGCATGATGACGCTCGCAGGCAACAATATTGGCAATGTCACATTCACTGAGTTTGCATCGATGCTCTTCCCCGAATCTGACGAGTCGGAGTGGCTGTGATCTTTGTCGATGACAGAATTGGCAGCCGAGACCTCGGACCCGACCTCGAAGCTGTCGACCTCCCGGTCTCAGTCGTCCGGATGGAGTCGGCTGACGTGGCCTTCGAGGGTCGGGGCATCGGTGGGCACCCTGTCGATATCGGCGTCGAGCTCAAGAAGCTCACGACGAGTGACCTCGTAGACTCATTGCGTACGGGACGACTTGCAGGTGAGCAGCTTCCCAAGATGCTCGGAGAGCAGGGGGCCTATGATTACGCCTGGATCGTCGTAGAAGGCTCGTGGCGGCTCGACCGCTTTGGTCGCATCCTCACGAAGTCCCGTGATGGCTGGCACCCCCTTCCTGGTCGGATGACCGGAGCCGAGATGGAGAAGCAGCTTCTCACACTCGACTTGTGCGGGGGTGCCAGAATTCGCTTCACGGTGAATCGAGCCGCTACCGTCCAATTCCTGAGTAGCCTCTATCGGTGGTGGACGGACAAGAACCTTGATGATCATCGGTCACATTTGTCGACCCATGAGCCAGTGTCGTTCTTCCCCGTGAGCCCCTTCTGTGCGGCCATCATGAAGTGGCCGGAGATCGGCCTCAAGACGGCACTGGCGGCCGAAGCCGCCTTCGGGGGCAGTGTGATGCGAGCCGCGATGGCAACGACAACGGAGTGGGCCGCTATCGAGACCGTCGACAAGAAGGGGACCCATCGTCGGCTTGGCATGAAAGCCGCAACACGCATCGTACAATTCGTCACCGGAGAACTCTGATGGCCCTCCACGACCTCAATACGCCTCCAGACTTTCTAGCCATCGTACGCGGCCTCAGTTTCGACAACATCATTGGGCTCGATCCCTGCTCGAATGCCACATCGTATGTGGATGCCGAAACCGAGTGGTGTGAAGCTGACGACGGCCTCTCAAAGAGTTGGCGGGGACACGGCTTAGTGTTCATGAACCCTCCACACTCGATGAGTCCGTACAACATCGAGCCGTGGATGGAGAAGGCGTACAACGAATTCATTAAAGGCTCCCCGTTCATCACGGATGCACGGGAAGACCAATTTGTCGGCCTCGTGCCTGCCAAAACCGATACGGCATGGTTCCACGCTCATGCCCGACACTTCGGTAAGTGTTTTCTCCGAGGCCGTCTCAAGTACTGGCAGGATGGGCATGAGACACCAGGACCAGGAAAATTTGGCTCCCTCGTGCTCTATGCGGGGTCCAGAGGCCGTGACTTCCAAGAACTCTTTCGGCCACTTGGATGGGTCGTGTGAGCCGTAAAGCGACTATCGACTTCGAAACCCGATCCGCTTGCTCCCTCAAGAAGTGTGGAACCTGGGTCTATTCGACGCATCCCTCAACAGAAGTGTTGTGTCTTGTCTTTCGGCTTCCACAGTGGGTTGGTGGTCGTACCGAAGTCTGGCATCCGGCCTTCCCCCAACTCGGCCTCGATGAATGTCAGCCGGAAGCCCTCTTAGAGCTTCTGACGTGGATCGCTGATGGTGGACTAGTCGAGGCCCACAACGTCTGGTTCGAATTCTGTATCTGGAAGAACCAGATGGTTGCCAAGTATGGGTGGCCAGAGATCCCCCTTGAACAGTGGCGATGCTCCGCTGCTAAAGCAGCGACGTTTGCGTTGCCTCGTGGCCTCGATGACGCGGCCAAAGCCCTCAAGCTCCCCATCCAGAAAGACGCCGACGGCTCCAAAGTCATGATGAAGATGACGAAGCCTCGGAAGTCACGGAAGAAGGAGCGAGAAGCGTGGGCCAAGGCCGGAGTGAGGCCCCCACGGTACCTCTGGCACGAGTCTGTCGAACTCCTGGACCGTCTCATCGCCTATTGCCGCCAAGACGTCCTGGCCGAAGAGGGCATCTCGAATAGTTTGCTGGATCTACCGGAGTCTGAACTCGCCATCTTCCAGATGGACCTCCGGATGAATCTGGAGGGATTCCAACTCGATAAACCGGCTGTCAAATGTGCGCTCCGGCTCATCCGAGAGGAATCCAAGATTTTGAATCGAGAGCTCTCCGAGTTGACCGGCCGGAAGGTCCGTCGAGCCACTCAGAGAGCCCGTATGGTGGCGTGGTTTGCCGACCAGGGTCTAGCCCTCCCAGATACGCAGAAGGCCACCCTGGACGGCCTCCTCGATGCCACGGGGCACTCTGCGCTCTCGGGATGCGGTCCCCATGTCCGGCGAGCCTTAGAGATTGTTAGGGCACTTGGCCGAAGTAGCACAGCGAAGTTCCGAGCGATGAAAGCTCAACTAGGGACGGACAGCCGGGTCCGGGGTGGCTTGCTCTACTACGGGGCCACCACAGGCCGATGGGCAGGCAAGGGCGTCCAGCCCCACAACTTCCCCAAGGGCTCTCAAAAGGTCGAGCAGGAAGCCCTCTGGGCCGCCCTCAAGACCGAAAACCGAGATGTGATTGCCCGAGACTACCGTAGCGTCATGGAGGCGCTCTCAAATGGGCTTCGCGGTACTATTGTTCCTCGATCTGGCTGTCAACTCTATGTCGCAGATTACGCTGCTATTGAGGCTCGCGTCGTCTTATGGTTGGCAGATGCTCAGGGTGCTCTCGATATCTTCCGGGAAGGCCGCGACATCTATTGCGAGATGGCGTCGTCCATCTATGAGTACCCCTGCACCAAAGACGACCACCCCACAGAACGGGCGCTAGGCAAGATCGCCGTCCTCGGTCTGGGCTACCAGATGGGGGCCGGGAAGTTCCAGGCAACCTGTGGGAACTTCGGCATCGACATCGATGAGGAAATGGCCATCAAGGTCGTGGATGCCTATCGTCTCCGCTTCTGGGAGGTTCCGGAGCTCTGGAAACAGCAGGAGCGGGCCGCGATGCAAGCCGTCAGGACAGGTAAGCATGTCCATACGCCCAAAGCGACATGGTTTACAGATCGTCGCTTCCTCTACTGTCGGCTGCCCTCGGGCCGCTGTCTCGTCTATCCGTATCCGCTTGTCCAGAGCAAACAGATGCCGTGGGGCGAATCCCGAGACGGGCTGACGTTCATGGGAGTTGACGGCTACACTCACCAGTGGCGTCGTCAGCACACGTATGGCGGAATGCTCGTGGAGAACCAGACACAGGCCGTCGCCCGTGACATCATGGCAGCCGCGATGCTCCGTGCCCAACAGACGGACTACCGAGTGATCCTCTCGGTACACGACGAGTTGATTGCCGAGGCCCCTCTCGGCTACGGAAGTGTCCCCGAATTCGAACAGGTGATGGCGACGGTGCCGGTGTGGGCTAAAGGTTGCCCCATCGAAGCGGCGGGTTGGCGGGGTCCCCGCTACAAGAAGGGGTAGGCCCCGAGTTTGCAGGAGTCTCTGATGTGGCTATACTGACCCCCGAGGAACGCGAAATCTTACGACTCTGGGGGATCATTCGTCAACTCTTGACCCAGTTGAAAGGACAGTCCTGATGCCTGGAATTGCTGCAACGACGACGGTCACGAAAGAAGTCGTGTTGGCCCCGACCCTGCGTCGAAAGCTTCTCTTGAAGCTCCAGACGTATGCGTCGAAGAAGGCCCAACTCGATGCCCTCCAAGCCGAGATGGACAAGTTGAAGGCTGATGTCACGGAGCTCCAGAATGTCGCAGGGGAGCAGTCGTTGACCTTGGCGGGTTTCACGGTCACATTGGTAGCACCCGTCCGTTGCGTCTTCGATGAAAAAGAGTTTGTGAAGAACGGAGGCGACCTCGACGTCTATAACAACTCGATGGTTAATAAGCCGTCGAAGCCGTATACCAAGATTACGGTGCCGGGGGCTGACCATGACTGATGCGGTGAGGGCCGAGCCTGACGGAGCAAATCAAGTTCCGCCGTGTATCTATACCCGCGAGACGGGCAAACACGAGCGGTATCAAATGCACTCGGTTCATCAGGCACACGCGCGATTCTGGTTCCTGCGCTGTCCGACATGCGGGTGGATTGACACCGAAGCGATTATCGAAGACGTGCAAAAACTCGGGTCGGTCTCCCTCGACGTGGCACGGCTGCGAGCCCTCGCGAGAAAAGCGGCTGTGGCGGCTCATATCGCTGCCGTCAACAGCGCCGACGACGGCGCGGGGCATGTCTGGCGTCTTTTACACGAACACGGTTTCGAGTTCTGTCCGCATCCCGACTGCGTGCTCGTGCGGGCGGCGCTCCCAGCGGCGGACCCCCAACGTGGTTATACCTTCGATGAACGACTGCAAGCCGAGATGCTGTGGGAGAGCCTTGATAGCACGTGCGTATGTCAAGCCGAGGACGTGCTGCATTGGTGCGAGAGTTGTCAGGGGAAGATTCAGAAAATCATCGAGGCCTTTCGCGTCGTGTCGGCGGCGGACCCCCAACCGCAAGGCGAACCATTGCTCATCGACGGATGGACGCCGCGTTACATTCTGGACGAGGCCATTTCGATGGTGTCGCAAGCGGGCAATCGCGACCTTGCCAATAAACTCGGTGAACTTCACAACCGCATCGAGGGCAAAACGCTGTGGGCGGACCCCCAACCACAACTGCTGGAATGCGATCAGTGCGGCACAAAGTCAACCGACTGGCCTGATAGCGAACTCGCGGCAGGATTGAGTTGTCCTCGCCACTATCTGGATGATGATTCCTGTGACGGAACGATGCGGGCGGCGGACCCCCAACCGGAGAAGGACCAATGAGGGTGCTAGTCGCCTGCGAGTTCAGCGGCGTGGTTCGTAGCGCCTTTCGCTTGCGCGGACACGATGCGTGGTCGTGTGACTTGCTCCCGGCCGAAGATGGCGACAATCATCACCTTATTGAGGACGCCGTGTTCAGCGCCTATACCCACGGTTGGGACTTGATGATTGCCCACCCACCATGCACGCATTTGGCGGTCAGTGGCGCGCGCTGGTTCGACGGGAAACAGCAAGAGCAGGCCGACGCCCTGCGGTTCGTGCGGGATCTGATGGGGGCGCCCATCTCGCGCATCGCCGTGGAGAATCCTGTGAGCATAATCAGTTCCAAGATTCGGAAGCCGGACCAGATTATCCAGCCTTGGCAATTTGGGCACGGCGAAGTCAAGGCGACGTGCCTCTGGCTAAAGAATCTCCCAAAGCTGACACCAACGAACGTGGTTGAGGGACGTTCACCGCGCGTGCATCACGAACCGCCCAGCGCGGAACGGTGGAAGAACCGCAGTCGGACCTTGCCAGGCATTGCGACGGCGATGGCGGAACAGTGGGGAGGAATCTGAATGCTCGACCTGAACCTGATTCGCCAGCAGCACGCGCTCGGCTACAGCCAGTGTCACGTTGACGAGTTGATTGCAGAAATCGAACAACTCAGGGCGTCGGTGCGGCTCCCAGCGGCGGACACGGCGAAGGAGAAAACAGATGACGGGATGGGTAGTTCTCGCGGCGATGCTCATCATGGTGATGGTCGCGTGCTCGCCGTTCAAACGGTAGGGCCAGCGGCGGACACGGCCACCCCGCCTGACAACGCCGACATCCGTCAGCTTGTCGCGGACTTCGAGGAAGCCGTTGCGGTGGACGCAACATCGCCAAAGCGACGTGGCATCTGCTGGACGTGTGGAGTGGATTTCGACAACGAGGCGCGGCTCAATCGCGCGGTCTTGGTGCTGACGTTGAAACGCTTGCGCAAGCTGGTGGCGTCGGACACGGCCACGAGGCCCGACCAACCGCAAGAGTTCACGATTTGCGTTGCGTGTCCGACTGACGGCGAGAACCCGCCGAATGCAGCCGTGCTGTGCCGCTGGTGCGTGAAGGAAATCCGCGCCGAGTATGTGGCCACGCTCGCGAAGATTGGCGCACTCGCGATGCTCGGGGATAACACGCCTGCCTCAGCACGAGCCGCATTACGACAGATTGCAGAGTTGGCGGCCACGAGGCCCGACCCGCACGGCTGGCAGCCGAAGGACGAGTAAGTATGGAGGAATATCGCTGCGTCTTCTGTCCGAATCCCGCGACGAGAGCCATCTGTCACCCTGCTGAACCGTGGTGGCCCGTCTGCGACACGCACGACAACCTGAACGCGATGGGTAACGTGCCGATTGCGGACTACGAGCGCGTCAACAGCTACATGCCGAAACTGTTTGGCGGGACATATGAGGTATCGAGGCCCGACCCGCACCCGAAGGACGGCGAGTGATGAAGCTATTGAGCGAAGCTGAGGATGTCGCCACCGTCGCCGAGCGATGGAAGGCTCAGTATTTGTGGAAGGGAAAATGGGGCGTCTATTCCGGCGATTCACAGAAGATTTACGAGCGGTTGGCCGCGCTTCCGTCATCGGCGAAGGCTGCCGATGTCGCCGCCATCATCGGCAACAACACATGGATCGGTGAGAGTTGCAGCGAGTGTGGAAACAAGCGAGCCATCATCATGATCGGGCAAGAGCCTGACTACGAGTCCGCAACCGTGTGGTTATGTCGCGCGTGTGTTGATGCGCTGATCAATTTGGTGTCGCGTCCCGACGACGAGCCGACCGCCCCTAACATAAACAAAGGAGCTTCCGAATGAGACGACTCTTACTAATGGTGTGTGCCCTTCTCCTGGCGACTCGGGTCTCCGCCCAAGTGGCGAACCCCTCGTTGATCCAATTCTCATCGGCTGACCAGACCACGACGATTCCGGCTGGTCAGGTCAATGCCGGTCAACCGACTCTGACGAGCTATCAGGCCCTTCTCTTGGCAGCAGCGTCCGATGCCACTACGGGTCCCATCGTCCAGACAGGAGGCGTCATCCCGAAGACCGCCGTCGTAGCATCTGGTGTCACGAATTCTCCGTACCAGTTGCCATTCTCGGCACTCGGGCTAACGATCCCGACGTGTACGACAGCGACGTGCCCACAGTACACCGTGGTCCTCCTGGCGATTGGCCCTGGTGGGATTAGCCTTCGGGGGGTAGGCGCAGAGTCGAACCCTTTTACCGCAGCCGTGCCGGTAGCAACAGCCCCGCCTGCGGCACCGGGGAACGTCATAGTGAAATAATCGTCAAGGACGACAAGGGGGTCGTCCTGCTCCGCCTCGAAGGCTGCGTCCCCTCAGAGTCCGAGTAAGAACGCTTTGATCGTCGGCACCGTGACGCCATAGCCGGTGCCGACGTTCCCCTGCTGGATAATTCCCACCATCCGACCATCTCGGTCCACGACAGGCCCACCCGACATTCCTGGAATGTACTGCCCTTCAACGAGGAGCCCCGGAGCCATCGCCGGGTCAGGCTGAATATCCACGAGGAAAGCGGTCACATTGAGTGCCGTCAGGCGGGTCATCGAGAAGGCATAGCCAATCCCGACGAGGGGCTCGAATCGCTGTACTGGGGCATCTCGAAGGGGAAGGTTTGGCCGAGCCGAAGGAGCGACGAAGAGGGCAAGGTCCGCGTGCGTGTCTTCACGAGCGAGGTTGGCGACGACCCCATCGATGTACGTGATCGGCATCACACAATGGGCGGCTGTCAGAATACGGGCAGGCTTGACGACGATCCCGGTACAGGTACCAAGATCACCGTCTTCAGTCTTGCCGGTAATGCGGACAATCGACTGCTGGACTTTATCAATGACGGAGCGTTCGTGGCGGGGACCCGTCGCGCAGCACAGTGCCGACAGGGCAACGATGAGGAGGGGCACAAGCTGTCGCATACAGACCTCGTGCCCCTATTGTAGCATTTACACGGTGGCAATGACCTCAAGGGGTGATGTTACGCGGGTGATCCCCGAGATGTTCGTCATCGCGGTACGGTTCCATGGTCGGTCGACCAAATAGACGTCGGTCTTCCACGCTCGCTGATTCCTGACATCCACGACATTGAGGTCTCGGTCATCGACGTAGCGTCCGAGGTTCAGAGCTTCTGCACAGAGCCCCTTGGCACTCGAAATCAGGACGGTGGGCCGTGTCTGAAAGCCATGATGCCGCAGCCACATCTCGGTCTGATGCTTGGCCTCTTTGCCCGGTCTTGACGTGATGAAGTAGATGTCGTGGCCTTTGAAGTCGAGGAGGGTCAGCCGTTCCAGGACATCGCGGGTCCCCTCGTACGGGTCCAGTGACAGCCACCAGTGCGGGTTCTCCACGATCCGGGACCAGATAAGGTCCGTCTCCTGTTCCGTGTAGCCGTAGTGCTGTGGATAGTCCCAACAAGGGATATCAAAGGGACGGGGCGGGAACAGGTCTCGACCCGTCACTCGGACGGCGTCTTCGATGAACGACGAGTTGAAATCTGCTAAGACGCCGTCGATGTCGAAGCCAATCCTCATGCCTGCTCCTTCTGTGCCGCCTCGATTTCGAGTTGCAGCATGGCGAGAGCTCGCCATGCCAATTTCGCCGTGTGCCGCTGTCCATCGGTATCGATGCCACCCCGTTCAAGGAAGTGGCGGATCAACGTATCATCCTGGTCCGTCGACTTCTCGCGTGCCCAATGGAGGGGCTGACCAGGGTTGTGCTGCTCGTTGCCAACGAATGAGACGTGAGCGACAGCTACAAGGGCATCGGGGAAGTAATTCATGACCCCACTCGCAACGGGAAATTGCTTACGGGCTTTGGGTTCCGTCGGAAGAGTTGTGGCTCGATTCGGATCGGCAGCCTGAATCCGTCTGAGGAGAGTACCTCGGGACACATCAGAAGTGTTTTTGTGGCGGTCACACGTCCATCCGGCTTCGGAATCACACCCACAGGGCTGAGTCGACATGAATAGTCCTTCCTCTTCAAGTTGATGAATAGCGTCAGTAAGCGTACGTGGCATTGCCATTAGTTTTCTTCGTTACTAACCGACTGGCACACCTTCAAGACTCGTGCCGGTGCGATGGAATTCAGTTGCAGCTTGATGACTTTGATGCCGTAATCATGGAGTTGCTTCTGAGCCTCGTTCCGCAGCTTCGTCTTGATCGTCCCCCGCCGCTGTTCCGCCTGGAGCTCCTCCCACGTCATCTCGCACAAGACATCGTGGACAGCGGCCATCGCAATGTCAACAATCGTCGTCATCGGGGAGTGCGTACGGGGAATCAGGAGCGTTAGGTCCGAGACTTCGTGGGTCAGCGTTCCTGAGACGATGAAGGTCTTACCATCGGACGTCTGCATCGTCTGGGTTTCGAGGCGGTCCGTCTGGCGGGCCGTTGGGTAAGCGACCCACGTTGAGCTCCAGGGCCAGTACCACCAGACACCGGGGCCACAGAGGACCGGCTCGGCCCCATGCTTATACTTGATGGCCGCTTCCGTCGTATCGAGGATCATGCGGCGGGGAATGAATCGGCCAAGCCATTCAGTGATTTGGCCGATCCAGGCAAACGCGCTATCCACGTTAGAGCTTCTTTCCAGCGAGGTAGGCTGTCACAGCAGGCAGCACGTACTTCGACACAAAGGCAGCGGCCTGCCCCAACGTCTGTGCCAGCGTTTTGTTCATCGCTGTGACTTGGGTATTGGTGTTCTGCTCGATGCCGAGGATCTGCTGCTGGAGATTCACGATCTGCTGGAGAAGAGCCGTGTAGTTGGGGTCTGTGGGCACCGGAGACGGCGGCATGGGAACTGGGACCGGCACAGGAACCGGGACAGGTGTCGGAGGCGGCACCGGCACCGGAGCAGGCGTCCCTTGACCCTCGTAGGCAAGGAAAGGGGGATACGTCGTGGCATTCGTCGGCATCGAGATTTCGATGATGTCGGAGCGTTCAGCAACCAAGTGGTCGTCTTCCCCACGGGCGTTCCCCGCACTCACCATAAACCCGATGCGTTCACCCGGCGCAGACTGGTGGTTGACCATCGGCCCCCATCGGTTGTCGTAGACCCAGTTGCGGGCAATCTGGTTATCCTGGTAGATGGGACCCCCGTTGAACTGGTCACAGGCCCAGAACTGGATGATCCCCGACTCGTACCACTGACCCCCGATGTTGAGAAACAGGTGGAGCGTGAAGCGGAGGGGACCGGCCCACCCCGGAGGCGTCACATCGGGCCACTGGTTGCACTTGTCGAAGGTGACTTGGATGCCGTTGTCTGCGACGACGAACTTCTGGATGGTCGTGGTGACAGGCCATGTCAGCGTATTTGGACTATTGACGGTCTGGACCGTCGACGGCGTGATCTGCGGCTGCGCCATCACCGGACGGGCCAGCAAGAGCATCAAAGCGAGGGTATTCAGGAACTTCATGAGTCTCTCCTAGTTGAGTAGAATCGGCCACGTACAAGTCCGACCACGACGCTTATCGAGCAGGAAAAGAGTCTGACGAGGCGGCTCATAGTCGCACTTCATCGCCAGGGCGAACCCGTTGTAGCCAATCAATGATCCGTTGCAGAGGAAGTTGCCCCCATCCTTCATCTGGTGGAAGTGGCCGAAGACATCGAGATCGGCTCGACGGGCCTTGTCCCACTGACTAATCGCCTTGTACGTCGGGATGAAGATGCCGCCGATGCCGCCCCCATACTTGATCGCATGTCCATGGTGGAACCGGATCGTCTGCCCATAGATATCGAGGTAGGAGTGGTAGCTCTCGGGGATGATGAACGAGACACGGGGTTCCGTCCGGAAGTGGGCTGCGATGTGGAGATACAAGAGGTACTCTAGGGAGTGCCCCGACTCTGCACTGAACCGAGTCGTCTTGGTTGTCCGTGCATGGTTGCCTGAGTGGCAGGGGATCACAAGGTTAAGAGTCGAATGCTCCAACAGAAATTCGATGCCGCTAATGAGGTAGTTCTGTGCCGTGACGATGGCGTGCATCGGAGACTCATTCGTGAGGTCAGCAAACTCCTCGTGGATGTCGTTGCTGATAAAGTCTCCGAGGAGAGCCAAAACCGCCGTGTGAATCGTGATGTCTTGCTGGAGGAGCTTGATGAGACGCAGGCCCGCCTGGAAGAACTTCTCGACACGCTTCTTGGCAATCGTCGGATCGAAACGATTGAGCCCACCGACTTCGGCCCCGACGGTCTCTTCGATGTGCCAGTCGGAGGCCACAAGGATGGCTGTCCCTTCGGAGGTTCCGCTGCCTGTCCGTGCCTGGATCTTGAGGGTGTCGAGGCTCTGGTCGAGAGCTCCGACGACCCTGAGCTCCTGGTCCTGACGCTCAATCGTCTGGAGGGCATCTTTGTACTTGGCTTTGACCGTCGTCAGTTCGCTAGAGAGCCGCTGCTTATCACGGTCCACGATGACCTGTTTTGCAGAATCCACCGGAACAGGCGTGACTTTGGCTTGGGGCACTTCTCGGACACTATCCAAACATTTCCGACAGACGGCAGACCCACGATGCTTGGGTCCATGACACAGGGGACAGGGGGTCTTGCCAATTGACATAGAGACTCCTTCGGCAGAGGTACCTGCAACAACGGTACCACGAGGGGTTAGAGGGGATCGGTGCCGGTCAGCAAAAGGGCTTCGAGGTCGGCGGCCCGATGCCCAACCTGTTTGTCCCATAGTGAGTTGTGGAATCCGGCTACGCACCCTGGCCAGTCGCCACGGCGGGCACAGGCAAGGGCGTTGTGGAACCCGAGGACCTTCTCCCCCATATTGTAGACGAGCTCCACGAAGGCCCGTTTCCGGGCATCGGAGGGGATATCTGCGACCCAGGGTAAGAGGCGGGTCGTCTCTGCAAGGGCTGTGCCAATGTCAGATGCCAAGAGGACTTCTGCAACCTCTTCCGTAATGACGTCATTACAGTTGTGGCCGTACCCCACCGTAAGATTGCCCGTGGTGTCTTTGTACGGAGAGAGCCGGAGTCCCTCATGCCCTTTGATTGAGCCTTCGAGCAGTTCCGGGTGGTCGATGACAATCATGGTATGCCCCAAGAGCCCTAAGATGTGGCCGAGGGCGGTCACTACGGCTGTTTCCCATCGATCAAGACGTTGACGAGTTTGTCGACCTGTTGCTGAATGCGGTCAAGGCGTGTCTCGTCATCTTCACGGTGAGCCTTGAGGCCCGCAACATCCTGGGCGAGCACACGGTCATTGTGGCTGTACGTCTCATACCCCGAGATGAGCAATGAGAGAACCGCTGTGATGATTGCCGCCCAGACGGCATTCGACATGTGTTTGGGAGCCATTACGGTTGATCCTTTGCCATCGCCGTCGCAGCCCCCTTGTCGAGACCCGCCGTCGTTCGATACGTCGCAGCCCGGTTCATCCGGGACTCGGTCAAATGCTGTTGCAGCATGTCGTCGGTGGCATCCGGGTTGTCGACCAGGAATTGCCGCATCACCTTGAGGTCGTTGGCTGATAACCCTTCGACGGGAGAGGCCCCTCGACGCGACTTCGACTTCGCCACAGTCGGAGACTCCCGGTCCAAGAGTTCCTGCTCGATGGGGCTCGTGTCGGCACGAGCGGCTTCCATGCGAGCAAAGCCCTCGGGATTGACCCCTTTCATCTTGGGGTCCGGTTCCGGGGCAATCGGAGGCGGATTTTCTTTGAGTCGAGGGGTAATGCCCTCATCGACTTTACGGATCTCAGGAGCGACAGCGGGTTTCGCCATCTGGTCACGAAGAGCCTGAGCAGCCGGATCAAGCGTAGCCGGTGGCGCTTTGACTCCACCAGGGGCCGCAACTCCCGGAGCCGGAGACGGTGTCGCTGTCGGCCGAGGAGCCGCCGTCGTAGACCGAACGGTCGTCCCAGTATTCGTATTGACGGCTCCGCGCTGTGCTCCTGGTGTCACCGACTTGATGCGTGATGGGTCGAACCCCTTCTGCCGCAAGAGGTCTTCGGTCGTTGGCTCTCCACTCGGACCTCCACCACTAGCCGGGGCTTTTGCCGCCCGAGAGGCCATCGTTCGCAACTTGTCGACGGTGTTTTGTTGCTTCTGAATCTCCGAGATTTCATCGGGGAGCTTCGCCGTCGCCCGCCGCTCTACAAGCCCCTTCTGGATCGCATCAAGGCGTGACAATGCTCCTTCGACGTCGGAACCTGTCCGAATATCTTGCTGGATGGCCAAGAGCTTGGCAGGCATCGTGTCGGCAGCCGCTCCGACCGGCGTACTCCCAAGACGAATCGCACGGCCACCTTTGGCCAAGCCTTCCGGGAGGGCCATCGTCGCAATCCCCATCGGATTACCGGAGCCCAACTGATGTGCCCCCATCATGCGAATCGGCCACTTCCCTTTGGTGCCGACTTGCTCCATGGTGTTGCCGATCATACGACCGACAGGACCGGGTGTCAGTGGGGCCGCTGAGGCCATCCCAATACCGGCTTCCGTAGCCCCGGTGACTTCACCAACAGCCCGACCGAATGCCTGCGGGTCCTTCTTCGCCAAGTCGAGACCCTGTTTTAGCATCTCGGTCGACTTGCCGGGGATCGTCTTGACTGCCTCATACGCATCCGAGAGCGTTTTGACAGGGTCATTCAAGAGGTTGCCCGTCCCTTTGAGTGTGCCGACAATGCCGGTCAGCAAGGCACGAGGCATCCCCATCACAGTGTCGACAGCCCCAGGGATGACACCCCCGGCAAACCCCTTGGCGGCATCGAGCACGTTGTTGCCTGTCATTTCGAGAGCCGTTGTGCCCCGAAGCGTGCCAGCCGGGTCCGACGTATCGACTTCAATCTCGTACGAACCCTTATCGGTATCGATACGATATTTCTGGGTTGGCATCGTTATTTCCCACTCGGAATCGGCGTCACTTTGAGAACCTTGCCGCCTTGGAACGTCCCTCCGACAGCGGGGACACCGGCCGGAGCCGACGTGTCATCCGTTGTATCGTCATCATCCATGTGCATCTGGGAACGCAGGCCCGAGATCGCTTTTTGGATCTGACGCGGGTCATCCATGTCATCGAGGCTATGACGAACCCGGTCGATACGGGCCAAGCCATCGACCGCCTTCTTACGGATCGCCTTCGCCAACTGCCGGAGCTCGGTTCGCTGCTCCTCAGAGATTTCGAGCGGCTTCGAGGGATCGGCCGACCACTGGTTCAATGCCAGTTCCAGTGACGACCATTTGTCACGGCCTCCTGCCACCTTTTCAAGCTCTGGACGAGTCATGCGGAAGCCGCTCCCGGTGCCACTCACGGTTGCCTTCAAGACCAGCGGAGCAATCAGGGTGTCAGCTTCTCGGGTATGCTGATTCATCACCGTACCGAGTTGATTGATGGCGTCTTTGTGGAGCTCCATCGGCGCGGCCATCTTATCGAGATCGGTCGTTGCGACCTTATAGACGTCGTCTCGATGCTTCGCTTCCCGGTCATCCCGAGCCGACGTGTCTTTCGGCTGCAACGGTTCGATGATCTTGGTGCCTGCCGGAACCTGCCCAAGCTTGAGGGCTTGCTCCCGCGTCATCACAGGTTCCAGACCAGACTTCGGCGCACCCGTCATCGCAGCCGGAATCGGCTTTCCCGCCAGCATCTCATACTGAACCGCCAGCCGCTTGAAGTCAGGACTGTTCGGGTCCAATCCGGCCATCTGGTCACTGATGGCTTTGACCTTCTCGTCCTGGATGGCTTTCTCTCGATCCTGAC